CGAACCCGTCGTTTTGAGGGGCGTGGTCGAGAAGTTCGTGACCCCCGAGACGCTGACCATGCTGTCGCGCCTCGACCAGACCCCCTGGCCGTACCCCTCGGCCGTGTGGGACGTCATCAAGGGCAGCCGCATGATCGCGACGCCCAACGTCCCCAACAGCGAAGCGCACGTCGTGTCGCGCCTCGGCCGCCAGCAGGAGTCGGCCGCCTTCATCTACCTGCGGGAGAAGAAGGTCTTCCAGCCGACCACGCTGCGGTGGCTGCGTGAGCCTGGCCAGATCGCCGCGCTGAACGCCGAGAAGGCGGTGCTGCGCGAGATCAACGACCTGAACATCCGGTTCGACAACTTCGCGGAGTGGTCGATCTGGCAGGCGATGACCGGATCGCTGAGCTACAACTACCCGGACGTGCAGGGGACGGCCAACTACGGCTTCCCGGCGTCCCACCTGATCACGGTGGCCAGCGGCCAGGCATGGACGCAGAACGCTGTGTCCAACGGCGCGGTCCTCAACCAGGCCAGCACCAACCTGGCCGGCGCGACCATCTACGCCACCCCGTTCCAGATCGTCGAGCAGGTCCGGTCCTGGAAGCGGATCGTGCAGATCCACGGCCGCGTCCCGGCCAAGGAGGCGTTCGCCACCTCGGTCACGATGGCGGCTCTGATGGAGGCCTGGATTCACGGCGGCGCCGGTGCCACGGTCAACATCCCCGCGTCGATGATCAGCGACCGGATGAAGGACCAGTACTACTCGTCCGGCATCATCGACGGGTTCATGGGCCTCACCTGGACGCAGATCGAGCAGGTCTACGAGGACGTCACCGGCAACCTGCAGTTCTTCGTCCCGGACGGCGCGCTGTACCTCGGCAACTACACCGACCAGCGGCCGATCGAGCTGCTCGTCGGCCCGACCGCGGACGACGAGGCCCCCAACGGCTTCACCGGCAAGTACGCCAAGACGTGGAAGGAGAAGGACCCCTCGGCTCGGCAGTACCTGCTGGAGTGGAGCCTCCTCCCGATCATCACCCGCCCGGAGCAGATGCTCTACGTCACCGGCCTGGTGCAGTAGCCAGAGGGAGTACGCAAGATGTTCATCGACCAGAACCTGACGATCTACGTCGACACCAAGGACGCGGGCACGCTGGAAGTTGGGCCCGCGGACAAGATGACTCTCGACCCGGCTGGGGTCGAACTGGAGATCGCGGACCGGAACGAGCGCATGTTCCTTCCGTGGGGCCAGATCATCCGGCTCCGACAGCCCGTCGATAGCAGTTCGTATGACGCGTACTACCCCAGCAACGACCCCCGAGCCGCCGACGACCGGCAGCGGTCCCAGGGTATCCGCGAAGAGGTCTCCAAGCGGCGAGCCGAACAGCGGGAAGACGCCGCCGAGCGGGTCGACGAGCGAGCCGACAAGGCCGCCGACAAGTCCGGAGACAGCAAGCCCAGCGGCCGGAAGCCAGCAGCTTCCTGAGCCCAAGCTGAACGCAGGCGAGCAGGTACCGTCTCACTCGGACGTGCCTGCTCGTTCGCGTGTCCGGGGTCCGCGTACTACGCCTGGGCCGCCGACGCCGGAAGAGGTGCTCAGCCAGCCGCACTGCCCGGACGGGCACGTAGTCACGGCGGAGATGAAGTTCTGTCCCGAGTGCGGGGCCAAGGTCATCGACCCCAGCAAGCCGGTGACGTGCTCCAAGGGACACGAGGTGGAGTCGACCGCCAAGTTCTGCCCGATGTGCGGCGTGTCCATGGCCGCCCCGGCTGCCTACGTGCCGCCGCTGGCGCCGCGGGCGGAAGCGGACCTGACGTCTGACGAGATGGCCGAGCGCAAGGCTGCGCACGAGGCTGCGGTCCGCCTGGGCCAGGAGATGCCTCCGGTCTCCTACGGAGAGGGCGCTACTCCGGCTAAGGCTAAGACCATCGTGGTTCACTTCCTCAACGACGGCTTCAGCGTGTTCGGCACTGTGTGGTACCGCGGGCAGGAGGCTGAGGTGTGGGAGGGGCACCCGCGGTGGGGAGAGATGCAGCGGCTAGCGTCCGAGACGGTCGCCGACCAGTACCGGTACTACGGCAGGCAGATGCACGCTCTGGGTCCGTGGCCGGGCGAGCGCAGCTACACCGCAGGGGCTGGCCGGTTCGAGCAGCTCAAGGCCGAGAGCGGCGACGGAGTGGTGTCTCAGCCGTCTGAAGAGGAGCTGGCTCGGGCTGATGAAGCCGAGCGCCGCCGCGGTCGGCGGGTACCACTCCCTCTAGGACAATGAGGGAGGTAGGGCATGACTTTTCCATTCACGTCTCTGGACGGAGCTACGGCAACTGGTCCCGGCGAAGCGTACGACCTGGAGGGGGTGCGCAGTTACCATTCCATGGTCGTCACGGTCGAGGACTACGCAGGATCCGGGTCGGTGGCGGTTCGCCTGGAGTACTCACACGACGGCGTTAACTGGGCTACGGGTGTCGGCGGAGGCTACCAGATCTACCAGCAAGTGGTGGAAGCTACGGGTAACCAAGTTTCCTTGGCGACCTCCTCGTGGTTCACTGCCAGCGGATCGTTCGTTCCCCTTCAGGTCAACGTTCCGTGCCGGTACATCAGGGCCAACCTTGTGGCGCTGCCGTCTGGCGGCGCTACCGTTACCGCTACGGTGGCTAGCGCAGACGACCAGTAACCTCATTAGTGTGTGGCCAGGCCCGATATCTAAGGCATGTATCCCGTGCCTTCGCTGTCGGACCTGGCCACGTTCAGTGGCAGGCCAGAGCCCACCTACACGGGATACGCCACGTCGGCGCTGCTGCAGGCCACCATCCGGTTCACATTCCTGACCGAGATCACTGACCCGACCCAGCTGAGCGGGTACAACGCGCTGACCGCGGCCGACCAGGCGGTGCTGGCCCTGCAGGGTATCTGCGCGCTGGCCGACAACATCTACTTGCAGTTCCCCTACCAGCAGGCCATCGCCTCCCCGCTAATGAGCGAGACGCTCGGTAGCTACACCTACGCCAAGGGGTCCGCTATGGGCGGCGGCGGGTCGATGTCTGATGGCCCCGGCCGCCATGGAACTGTCGATGGGCACCACCGGCGTCCAGCTGTTCGACATGGCGGTCCAGCTGCTGTCGCTGCGCACCATCGCCTCCGGTGTGTTCCACGACGGTATGAGCCTCTTCGAGGAGGGCGAGCGCAAGTCGGCGCTGGGAGCCGGGCTGTACATCACGGAGGACGGTACCGGGCGCCGCTGGATTCTCGGTCCGGAGGACCACGACAACATCAACTTCCCGTTCGACGTCAACTCGCAGGGCTTCCCCGGAGACCCGGGCGTCTAGGAGGCAGCATGCCGTCATCGAGCAAGTGGCAGCAGCACATCGAATGCACCCGCCTCATGCGACAGCATCCTGACTGGGATGACGAGCGGGTGCTAGTGGAGATGCACCTGCACCCGTTGGAGATCAACATTGTGCAGGAGGCACGGCGTGAGGTCACTAACGAGACAGCCCCTCCAGACGGCAGCTCAGTCCGCAGTTACTGAGCAGCTGTACCTGGAGGGCCGGCTGCTGCGTGCGCTGGTTGGCTGCACGTGCTCGTACGAGGCGTTCGCCCTGGCCACCCGGTCGGTGCCCACGGTGTCGCACTACTGCCGGGAGTACCCGTGGGTGGGCGGCGTCATCCTGGGCGGGCTGGTGATGCACTTCTACTACGAGCGGCAGATGCTGAACGCGGTGGCAGCGGCCCGGGCCCGGTCACGATTGAACAGGGCATGCACAGTCCCTGGGAGCGCCACCCGCACGTAAGGACCGGCGACGAGCTGAGCTTCGGCGAGAAGGCAGCCGACGTCATGCGCAACGCGTTCGGCAGCTGGGCGTTCGTCGGCAGCTTCCTCGGCTTCATGGCCATCTGGATGGTTGTCAACGGGGTCCTGCTGGGCAACGGCGCGTTCGACAAGTACCCGTTCATCCTGCTGAACCTGGCGCTGTCGATGATGGCCGGGCTGCAGGGCGCGCTGATCCTCATTGCCGCCAAGCGGGCCGACCGGGTGTCGGCTGAGCAGGCACTGGCGCATTACAGCGAGACCGGCAAGATCGACGCGCTGCTCACCCAGAACACCGAGCTGACGCAGACGATCGCCAACCAGACCGCGCAGCTGGAGAGCCTGGCTTCTTCGGTCGCCCGGATGCACGCGGTGGTCTGCGCGCCGTCCGCGCTGAAGTACCAGCCGGGGATCATGCTGTGCGGCTGTGCGGAGGGTACGCACAGCCCGGATACCCCCGACCAGTAGTTCCCCCGATTGAATAGGGCGTGACTTATCCCAGCCCGCCGCCGCAGCCGTACCAGACGTTTGCCGTTGGCAGCCCGATCCGGACGATGTACCAGTCGCTGGTGCAGGTCTACCGGCTGAAGATGAAGCTGAACGCGGGCAGCCCGACGCTGACGTGGGCGCCGGTGGCGGCGGTCATCGACCCGTACGTGGAAAAGGCCGGGCAGATGATGTGCCGGCTGGACCTGGGATTCATCAAGCGCGGCGACATGCCTATGCCGGTCACGGCCGGGCGCGCACCGGACCGGATGGGCACAGCGTTCTTTGACGCCGCGGTCGACCCCGACACCGGGGCGCCGTACGTCCTGGCTGGCGACCGGTTGTTCTGCCTCGCCGGGCCGATCACCGGCACGTTCGAGATCCGCACCATCCCCACTGCGGCGGTCGGCTTCGGCGGCGCGCACCACGTGGAAGTCCAGATCTTTGAGGTAGCCCAGTCCATCGCCAAGGGCAGCCAGACGCCGTTCCCGGGGTCGGAGGGGTCGGATACATGACCGAGCAGTTCCCCACGCACTACGGAGACGACTTCGTCGGCGGCGAGATGGCCCAGCGCGGCACCATCCACGGGTCCGGCACGATCGACATCGAGGTGGACCCCGACACCAAAGAGGTCACGGCGGTGTGGTTCCGCTGCCTGAACCTGCCGTACCGGGTGTTCATGCACAAGGCCACGGCGGTGATCCAGCCCGGCACGTTTGTCACTGCGGTGGAGTACCTGGAGGCGACATGATCAGGTTCGAGGTGAACATCAGCCCGGCTGAGGTAGAGCTGGACCGCCTGCAGCACCCGCCGACGCACGAGCTGGAGTCGGTGCTGGCGGCCAACTTCGCCACCACCGAGGCGCGGGTGCACGTCATCACCGGCCACCTCAAGGCCAGCGGCCACCCGACGTCCGAGCACACCGGCGACGTGTGGACCGGCACCCTGCATTTCGACCGCGACCCTGGCATCTTCGAGCTGGCCCGCGGCCTGAAGCACACCAAGCACCATGGCGGCTTGGGCGACTCGCACTTCTTCTTTGACCCGGTAGAGGCCCGGTGGCCTGGCGACTGGACGACTGGTGACTCGTTCCAGATGTACACCAAGGTCATCCGCCGTTTCATAGGAGATGATGCGTGACCGGGCGTATATTGGCCGGCACCTGAGTGCCCGGCTACACGGTGGTTGAGGTGTCGTTCCTGGTCGGGCGCAAGCTGTTGCTCTGCCAGGACTGCGGGTCGGTAGTGGTGGACGAGTGGCAGACCACCCACGAAGCGCTGCACAGCAAGCTGGAGGCACGGAATGGCAGATGACGTAGCCAGCGGCGCCTACTGGTTCCTGACGTCCCAGAGCGACGTGACGGCGGTCGTGGGGGCATTCCCGGCCGACGACCCGGACAACGCTGGCGTCCCGTGGATCTTCGTCCGCAACGTGGCCACCCGACTGGAGACCGCCTCCATCATCAAGGGCACTCAGGCGGTCGCCCTGGTCTGCTGCTTCATGGGGCAGGCCGCCACCCCCAACGCGTCGTCCACCGCCCGGTCGCAGCGGCTGGAGGTTGACATCTGGGTCGACCCGCTGCGCGACTCGATGGGCAACGTGACCAACCCGTCCGAGACCGAGAGCCGCGGCCTGAACGTGTTCTCCGTCATCGACAGCCACCTCCACCGGGTCGCCACCGACCAGAACACCGTGGTCTGGGGCAACCTGGTCACCACCGGAAGCACCCGGATGACCGAGCCGGTCTGGTACCCGGTGCCGGACGGGGACGGGCTGATCCGCGGTGCCTGCTTCTACGAGGTCGCGTGCTTCGGCAACACCGGCGACCTGCGGGTCAGCAGCGGCGACGGCGGGGGCGGGCAGTAGTTATCGACTGCCGATAGATCAGGGTCACTATGAGCAGCCGCAGCATGGAGTGGTACAGCGACCCGGCCAACCGGGACAAGCGCAAGGCCAGGATGCGAGCGTACGGCCAGGCGACGACCGAACTCGGCCAGCGTCACCCGGAGGAGCGGCTGGCCGCTTACCGGCAGGCCGTCGCGGACGGCAAGGAGCACGGCAGCCGTGCGCAGAACCAGGCCAACGCCACGCTGCGGTCCAGCTACCCGGACGAGTTCCGGCGTCTCTTCGAGGAGAAGCTGTCCAGTGAAAGTACTGCTCCGGTCACCGATCAACAGCTATAGCGGGTACGGCCGGGACGGGGTGGGCATCGCCCGGGCGCTGGTGCGCTGGGGGGCAGACGTCTACCTGGAGCCCAGCTACGTCTCGCCGCCGTTGCCCAAGGACGTGGCGCTGCTGCTGACCAAGCACCTCAAGGCACCGTTCGACCTGATCATCCAGCACAGCGACCCGGACAACCTGGGCATCTCCGACATCGCCGCGCAGTGCAGTGAGGTCCGGGTCGGCTGGAGCATGTGGGAGTTCAGCGACGCCAAGCCGCTGGCCAGCCGGATCTCCACGTTCAAGCGGCGCCTCAAGCACTTTGACCTCATGCTGATGTACGACAGCGTGTCACTGGAGGCGTGGCAGCAGTACGGACCCAAGCGGCTGGCCTGGGCGGTCCTGCAGGGCGGGTACGAGGCGGCCGAGTGGAAGTACTACGGCGAGCGCGACTGGTTCGAGGACCGGTTCATGTTCATCATGCACGGGCAGCTGCACAACCGGAAGTCGCCGTACGTCACCATCCAGGCGTTCAACGAGCTGAAGCACGAGCACCCCAAGGACTTCGAGCCCGCCCGGCTGGGACTGCACACCACGATCGGTGACCCGCTGGTGGTCTTCGGGCAGATGATCCCGGGGATGAAGGTCTGGCACGAGATGTGGGAGAAGTCGGTGCTGGAGGAGTTCTACCACGCCGCCCACGTGCTGGTCGCGCCCAGCCGCGGCGAGGGCAAGAACCTGCCAGCGCTGGAGATGCTGACCACCGGCGGTGCGGTGGCGGCCACCAACTGGGGCGGGCACACGCAGTGGATCAACCCGCAGTACGCCTACCCGCTCGACTACACCCTGACCCCGACCGACCCGAATCACCCGGACGGCGCCCACGATGCGAAGGTGTCGGTCCAGACGGTCAAGGACATGATGTGGCACACCTTCAACAACCGCGAAGAGGTCAAGTGCAAGGCTGAGATCGGGGCGGAGACCATCCCCAAGATGTGCGACTGGTCGGTGGTGATCGAGCGGTTCTTCGACCGGGTGCGGGACAACGTGCCGGACAAGGGCGAGAAGCTGTGGATCAAGGCCCAGCAGTGCCGGAAGGAATGATTGACGACCGTCAGGCGTTACACTATATGTAAGGGTAGTCCGGAGGGGAGGTGATCGCCAGGGGAATGCCTCAGCGCGGCGGCAGCGATAGGAGCGCCTGATGAAACTGCAGGTACGCGACAGCAGTAAGGCTCTGATCAGCGTAATGGTTTGAACCGCCCAACCTGAGGCAGGCGACAGTCCACGTCCTGGCAACAGGACCACTGGCGGCACGGAAGCGTCTTGGCCCACCTGGGCCGGGGCGCTTTTTCCGTCCCAGCTGGGAATGATTAACAGTCGTCTATGGTTATAGTAAGTGTAAGCAGCTGGACAGGAAGTCCGGCGGAGTCAGCAGGTGGGGAGAACCTAGTGACTGCACCAGTAATCGACCGCAACGAGGCGTTCGCGGCAGAGCGGGCCAGCCAGATCGCGGCCATCCAGAACTTCAACTCGACCATCCCGGACCGGGCCGCCGCGGCCAGGGAAGCGGCCGACAAGTACCGCGCCGACTTCGCCCAGCGGGTCGCGGACGGCAAGGTCAGGGACAACGGCAACGGCACCTACACGGTGACCGACCCCGGTTCCTGGGACAACGGCGAGACCCTGCGGATGCGGACCCCGCGCGGCTTCGAGCTAGAGCAGCCCATGGCGCTGCCGGAGTCGAACCTGGACGAGACGACCGGCAAGGTCGCCCTCTACTCCATGCAGGACGAGTGGCACGGTCTCGGCAACATCGTCCCCGAGGGTGTCAGCGACCTGGACGAGGTGCTGCGACTGGGCGGCATCGACTTCGAGGTCGTGCAGGTGCCGACCCTGTACACCAACCCGGTGACCGGCAAGGTGGAAGAGGTGCCGGGCACGTTCACCACCGCCCGGGCCGACACCGGGGCCGCGCTGAGCAAGAACGGGCAGTCGGTTGGCAAGGTCTACCGGGCCATCCAGAACCGCCAGATGGGCGCGTTCCTGCAGGACCTGGTGGTCCGGTACGACGTCAGGTTCCTGAGCGCGGGCGCCACCTACGGCGGCAGCCACGTGTTCATCGGGATGAAACTGCCCGAGGATATTGTCCTGGACCTGGGCGACGGGGTGGAAGACATCATCGAGCCCAAGCTGTACTTCCTCGGCAACCACGACGGGACCGCGCGCAACACGATCACCGTCGCCCCGTGGCGGGTCGCCTGCGGCAACACCGAGCGCTTCAGCATGCGCGACGCGGTGGCCAAGTGGGGCGTGTCCCACACCACCAACGCCATGAGCGACGCCAACGTCAAGGAAGCCCGGCGCACCCTGGGACTCACGGTCAAGTACTTCACCGAGTTCAAGGGCGAGGAGGAGGCACTGGCCCGGACCAACCTGGCCATCGCCGAGTTCGAGGCCGTGATCGGTGACCTGTGGGAGAAGCCCGCCAAGGACGCCAGCAAGCGCGCCCAGGACAACTGGAGCGAGCGGACTGGAACCCTGGTGGACATGTGGGGCGAGCAGGTCTCCTCGACCGGCAAGACCGCATACAGCGCCGAGCGGGTGTTCACCGACTGGACCGACCACGTGGCCTTCACCGGCCGCGGCAAGGCAGCCCGGGCCACCGCCCTGATCGAGGGCACGGACGACCAGCTGAAGAACAAGGTCCACAAGCGGCTGATGCAGACCGTCAAGTAAGATCGGGAGCGCTTAGCAGGCGCTGCTCAGGGAACCCCCGGAGAGATCCGGGGGTTCCTTTTTGTCGATATACAGGGCATGGAGACGGTGCTGGAGTACCGCTGCCCGCTGGGGGCCCGGCGGCTGTTCATGATCATGCGCCGCCGCGGAGAGCAGCCCAGCTACATCCACCCGGACAACCTGATCGAGTTCTCATGCTACGACTGCCGTCACCGCCTGGCACAGCAGGAGAGCCGCCGGGTACGGCGCGTTCTGCACCGGTATGACCTTGCAGGCACCCTTATCGAGACGCTAGTCGTGGAGTGATTCCATGCAGCAGCACCTGGCAGTTAAGATGGCCACATCCGCGTACCATGGCGCCGCCATGACGGGCCGGGCGTGGCGAGATCAGGCCCGCTGCTCCAAGGAAGGTGTCCCGCTGAGCAAGATGTTCGCCGAGGGAGCGGACGCCCAGCGGAAAGTTGCCCGGGCGGTCTGCCCGTACTGCCCGGCCAAGGTGGACTGCCTGGTCGAGGCGCTGGCCATGCCGTACATGCCGGACGGGGTGTGGGGCGGCACGACCTTCCAGGAGCGGGCGCGGATGGTATCCCGGGCGCTGCGCGGCCGGTGCCGCAACTGCGGCGACCGGGTGGCCAGCGATCAGCGGTACTGCGTGGTCTGTGAGAAGGCCGCCTCGTGGAGATCCTTAGGCACTGCGGCAGTTGTGGTGGAAGTCTGCGCGCTGACAACAGGTCTGGGTACTGCCAGCGCACTGAAGCATGTGTGGCGCGTTACAACGAGTGGTACAAGCGCCGGCCTCCCATCACTCGCACCTACGACTCCCCCAACAGGGAGCGGATGCGAGAGTTCAGGGCGCGGTTGTCCCGTTCGTGGTGGGATTTGCAGGATGGCATGTGTGCATGGCCGTTGTGCGGCAAGCCGCTGACGGAAGGGCGAACGTCGCTGGATCACAACCACCGCGGCGGCATGATGCCCAGGCTAGATCTCTACCGGGGCAGGGACGCTATCCGGGGGCTGGTTCACCCGCGGTGTAACGGCGTCATAGCGGCGCTGGAGTCGATCCTGCCATCGGAGCACGTGGCGGTTAGTGCAGAGATTGCCAGCTACCTGGCACGGGGACGGGGTGCGTGATGGAGTCCTATTGCCACAACTGCCACCAGTGGAGCGACCTGGCCGACCGGGTGCACTGCGGCTGGTGCCTGGACTTCTTCCGTAAGCACGGCCGGATGTCGGTCCCGGCTGATGCGGAGGAGAAGACGGTCATCCAGCGGCTGTACGATCAGCTGGCTGCCAAGTGACGCACGGCGCGTATGCCCCCGAGGGCATGGAGTGGACCCTGGTCGACGGCAGCAAGGACCACCACCGGGTGTGGCTGTGGCGGCTCAAGCCGGGCAACGTGCGGCGCACGCGCATCCTGGTGGGCGAGGTCCGGCGCTACCGCCTGGAGGGCCGCCTAACCCGCTGGTGGCGGACCTTCCCCGAGGGCGTGCTTGAGTACCCCGAGGTCTTCGAGAACCACTTCCTGGCGATGGACTACCTGAAGAACCGGTGGGAGACGCGCAGCGCGCTGCCGGAGATCGTCCGCCCGGTGCCGCGGTCGGCTGACGACGATGCTGGCTGGGACGCATTCTTCGGAATGATTGACAGCCGTAAAGCGTTACACTAAGTGGAGGGGCCGGAAGGACCGGCCCGGTGGGGATCGACTTGGAGGCTAACAACCGGCTCAGCCCCGACGCGTACGAGCGACTGGTGCTGGAGCTGATGAACGGGCAGGCGGTCACGGACATGGCCAACGAACTGCCTGATGACATGGACGTGGAGGCGCTGGTTACCTCCGGGGTCAAGGGACGCCACAACGCAGGCTTCGCCGCGGTGGCCAACGCCATGTACGACCTGCTCACCAACGACGGCCGGGAGCGGCCCCAGGGCGTTGTGCCCGACGCGCTGCTGCGGGTCCTGCGGGCGCGGTCATGACTGGGTACGACGACTACGACCCGCACTCAACCGAGAACGAGCCGGACTGGTTCGACTGGACCGGCGTCAAGCGCGTGCCTGAGTACCAGCCCGACGAGGAGCCGCCCGCCGAGTGGATCGGCTGGGCCAAGGAAGGACCGGACAATGACGACACTCAGTAGCGCGTTCGCCGAGGACATCGAGGGCGCGCTGAAGTACACGCTGCAGTCCATGGAAGAGGCCGACGAGGGCACTCCCGTCGAGGAGCTACTGAGCCTGGGCGATGGCGTCAGCCGCGTGGAGACCTTCGCGGAGGCCATGCTGATGACCAGCGACAAGGGACTGTCGGTCAAGTTCAACGACGGCTCGGAAGCGTTCATCACCATCGTGGCGACCACGCCATGAACTGGATGGCCGTTGTCGGCATCGCCCTGATCGTCCTGGGCGTCGCGGGGAGGTGCCTGGCATTCATGCTCGAGCGGAAGGAGAGGGACCGCTGGGAATGATTGACGACTGTCAAGCGTTATACTAAGTGCAGGGGGCAGGGAGCCCCCGGTGGGGAGCAGGATGACCAACATGACCGCCATGGAGAAGTGGCTCACAGACGAGGGTTTTGAGCAGGAGATGGCGTACCCGGCCTACGGGTGGTCGTACCGCAAGGGCAGCGTCCGGGTGCAGTCCGAGGACGCCGGGGCGCAGTACGTGGCCATCTACGTGTTCGACCCCAAGAACCCGAGGGCGCAGCTGCTGATGTGGGAGGCCACCTTCGCCGGGGCACCCAACGAGGTGGTCCAGCAGGCCGTCACTACGGCGCGCGGTACCGTGCGGGCAGCGCTGCTGCCGACCGAGTTATGTTCACCAGCGCAGACAGGCAGTGGCGGGTCAAGCCCATCAAGCGCAACGGCGTCGACCTGCTGCGGGTCGAGCACAAGGGCGTGGAGGGCATGCCGTACCACCAGGTGGACAACAACCGCTGCGGCCCGGTCCGGACCGGAGACGGCTGGTGGCTGGCCGAGGACGTGCGCAGCATCGGGGAGGTGGCGAAGTGGGTACCGCTGAAGGAACTGTCGGAGTCGGTTACGTGATCATCGTCAGTGACGGCTGGGGCGAGGGCACCGAGGTGGCCGGGGTGTTCACCGAGCAGCCCACCCGCAAGGACCTGATCAAGGCCCGGAGGCAGTTCGGTGCGCAGTACGCCCGGTGGGAGAAGTTCCCGCTGAACAAGGTCACCCGGAGCGAAGAGGACGGACGGCTGCGCTGATGGCAACGCAGGCGTACGGCTACCGGCAGGACGCTGGCTACCTGGTCTCGTGGTACGTCTACGTGGTGTGGTACGAACTGCGCGAGACCTGGCGGGCCCTGCCTGGTCCGTGGTACGTCAAGGTACTGCTGACGGCGATCTGCCTGGCGATCCCTTTCGATCCGTGGGACGAGATCGTGCTGCTGGCGATCGTCAAGTTCGCCCGGATGCGCAAGGTTCGCAAGGAGAAAAGCCGCGCCGATAAGGTTTAGCGTTTCGGCGTGTAGCCGCTTTGGTGCCCCTGACCCGGTATCAGCGAGGGTAGCTATCCGAGCCGAGGTACTTTTTGCCTGTCTGGAGACAGCAATGCGGTGGGCAACTGCTCTATCTGACCGGATCTTCGACCGGGCTGTTAGCCGCGCTCATTCACGGCGGAACATCGTGCGGGTGGCGGCAGTCGGTGCCGCTGGCGTGATGGCGGCCGGGGCTATCCACCATTACACCGTTCAGCCGGGTGACACCCTGTCGGGCATCTCGCAGGCCGTATGCGGCCACGCGGGCCAGTGGCAGAACGTCTACCAGCAGAACCGGGCGGTGGTCGGCGGCAACCCCAACCTGATCTACGTCGGGGAGAGACTGGCATTCAGCTGCACCGTCTCGGTCACCTCCTCCACCGACGCGGTGTCCGCGACCCCGGACGGTGACGACATCGGGGGCGGCACCAAGGGCACCACCTCCGGACACGTCACCGTGCCTGTGGTCACCGGACCGGTCGTGGCCGGGTCATCGAACGCCAACCTGGTCACCATCGCCCGGTTCATGGTCGCGCACGGGTTCACCCGCGCGGCCGCGGCGGGCATCGCCGGTGACATCGACGGCGAGTCGGCTGGCAACCCCGAGTCCGTAGGAGACGGCGGGGGCGGCATCATCGGATGGACGCCACTGCCCGGCGGGCTGGTGACTGGCAGCCCGTCACGGGACCTGTCCGTGCAGCTGCTGGCCCTGCTGACCTACACGCAGATCTGGCACCAGTACATCGCGCTGCTGAACTCGGCTAGCGGGCCGGTCGCGGCCGGGGACATCTTTAGCCAGTACTTCGAGCGCCCGGCTGTGCTGTACAGCGACACCCGGCCGTCTGTAGCCACCGCGATCTATGGCCAGCTGTGAACGACGACACGCAGCCGTTGTCGCTGCAGCGTCGGCAGCCCGGCCGCCACCGCAAGCCGCGGTCGGCTGCCCGGTGGATCGTGGCCACGGTGATGGTCCTCGCCGCCGCGGCACTGGTCGGATGGCTGGTAGCGTCCAGCGGCGGTCACGGCAAGTCGACCGGACTGGGCGACATGATGGGTTCGGCCCGGCCGGTCGCGAACACCAGCCCGGTGCGGGTGGCGCTGACCCATGCCCGGGTGCCCCGGAAGCCGCGGCAGTCCGCCGAGTCGGTGGCGCACCCACTGCGGACGGCGACGGTGAAGCCCGCGGCTGCTGTCGTTACGCACCCGGCTGTGGTCCCGACCACGCCCGCCCCGGCTCCGTCCACCCCGGCGGCTCAGCCTGCCCCTACTCAGGCGCCGTCGACCCAGGCACCGGCCGCGGTTCAGGCGTCAGCTACGATAGCGCCGACTCCAACGGCTATCCAGACCACCATGACGGCTGTCACGTCCACCCTGGGCGCTCGCATCCTGGCTGTGGCCGAGACGCGCCGGGGCGACTGGTACGTCTACGGAGCGGCTGGTCCCAGTGCGTTCGACTGCTCCGGGCTGGTCTACTGGGCGTCGCATCAGCTGGGCGTCAACATGCCGCGCACCACCTACGGGATGCTGAGCACCGGAGTGGCGAGCGGCATCCTGGTCCGTACGTACAAGCCTGCGCCTGGCGTCCTGGCATTCTTCGGATCCGGGCACGTGGAGTTCGTGACTTCCCTACTGGACACCACTTTCGGTGCGCAGCATACCGGGACACGGGTGGGGTTCAACCGGTATTACCCGCCTAGTTATGAGCCTACTGCGTATTACCGCATCACCTGAGGCCGGCCTAGCCGGGGCGGTCATTCTCGCTATGGTCATCTGGGCCATGGTCAGCCTCGGCCGGTGGATAGAGCGCCGGATGAACGAGGCGGAGTTCCGCCGGGTGCAGCGTGAATGGCAGGAAGACGTAGCGGAAAGACTTGGATTCGGCCCCAAGGTGCCGGTCCGCAAACGACCGGGAGCGCACCGGAAGACGAGAGCCGGGCCTAAGCACCGGCGGTCCTGAGCAGTACAAATGTGTCCCGATTGTTCAAGGCTGTGAATAACACACGGCGGGGTAATGGGGACACGCTGCCTGAGCGTGCGGAGCGGGACCCAGAGGTTCGCGCGGTGCTGGAGAACCTCAGCATCGACAACGTGGCCGCTGGACGGCAGCTGGGGGTCAACGAGGCCTCCGTCCGCCGGTGGAGACTTAGCCAGCGCGGCAGCGGCACAGTGGTGCATGGGCGTATGTCCGGCGAGGACCGGCAGCGGATGCACACCCGACTGGACCAGGTGCTGGACGAGCTGAACGGCGAGCAGGTCAGCGGCATGCGGGTCTCCCAGTGGGAGAACGTCATGCGCGGCCAGGACGGCGAGCCTGTCATCACCCAGCTGCAGGGCATCAAGCTGGACATCAAGGCCAGCCAGACCGCGCCGGACTGGCCGCTGGTTGACCGGCCGCAGGCACTGCTCAAGGTGGTCCCGCCCGATGCACCGAGACCGCGGCACGACCGGGACCGCATCGCGGTGATCCTGCCTGACCCGCAGATCGGCTACCGGCTGTTCGATGACGGGCGGCTGGACCCGTTCCACGACGAGGACGCGATCGACGTGGCCATGCAGATCGTGTCCGACCTGCGGCCGGACCAGGTGGTGTGCCTGGGCGACTTCCAGGACTTCGCCGAGTTCGGCAAGTACACGCAGGAGGCCGCCTTTGGGCGCACCACGCAGCGCGGCATCGACCGCGGCCACCAGTTCGTCGCCCAGATGCGCGCCGCCGCACCGGACGCTGAGCTGGCGGTGATGGAGGGCAACCACGACGTGCGGGCCGAGAAACGGATCCGGGAGACCAACATGGCGGCCTGGGGACTGCGGCGGGCGGCCGACACAACTGGCTGGCCGGTATTCTCCGTCCCCTACCTGTGCGCGTTCGACCAGTTCGACTGCCGCTACATCGGCGGGTACCCGGCCGGGGAGTTCTGGATCACGCCTGAGCTGCGGTGCATCCACGGGGTGAAGGTGAGGTCCGGTTCCTCGACCGCGGCGGCAGTGGTCAAGGACGACGGCGTGTCCACGATATTCGGCCACGTGCACCGGATCGAGACGCAGTACCTGTCCGTCCGGGTTCGCGGCGGCCAGCAGACCCGCCTGGCCCACACGCCCGGCTGCCTGTGCCGGATCGACGGCTCGGTGCCTTCGGTGAAGTCGGCCACCAGCCTGGACGGCCGGCCGGTTCCCACGGCGGAGAACTGGCAGCAGGGGCTGAGCGTGGTGGAGTACCGGCAGGGGCGCAGCAGCTTCGCTTTGCACTCCATCCACATCAACACCGCCGAGGGGTACGAGGCCAGGTTCAACGGGCGGACGTACGTGCCGCGGAGGCGCAAGCGGTAACAGGCTGCCATGACTGCACCGAAAGTAGAGTCATGAGGTTCGTCCAGAAGCAGCGCCAGCGCTCGCGACACAGCGCAGAGCACTATGAGCAGGCCTGGCCGCTGCCTCGCCTGGAGACAGCGGCCGACACGTCAGTGGACTACATCGACGAGTCGCTGCGGGAGCCGGAGGCCGACTGATGGTCATTCACGCGCTGGTGATGATGGCAGCTGAGGGCGGTGAGCTGTCGACCGCGGCGGAGGTGGACATCATGCTCCGCGAACTGCTGAAAAGCGACCACAAAGACCACACCCTGGCCGAGGTCGTGGACGCCCTGCTGGACGTGCGCACTATGATGACGCACGCGGTGGAAGTGCCCGTTCCGGTCTAGCCGGAATCCCCGATTATACGGGGCATGACTGTTAATTTCCGGGGCGGCTGGGTTCCTACCCCGCCCGAGCGTCCGCGAGTGCAGATGACGGCCGCGCTGAGCGATTCGCCGCCGCCTTCGGCTGACTACTTCAGCGCAGTGACCACGGTCGGCATGCACCTGAACGACAAGTGGGGCTGCTGTGTCTTCGCTGGCGACGCCAACGTCATCCAGGGCATCACCGGCTACGGGTCGGGCAACGAGGTGGTGGTCCCTGACTCCGACGTCCTCAAGGCGTACGAGAAGGTCGGCCACTTCAACCCGAACGACGGACCGCCCGGGCAGAACCCGACCGACCAGGGCGCGCAGGTGCCGGACGGTCTCAAGTACCTGCAGAACACCGGCATGGCCGGGCACAAGATCGCCGGGTACGGCGACATCGCGGTGAACGCCACCGCCAAGATCAAGACCGCCATCGCCGAGTTCGGCTACGTGAGCACGGGCGTCAACCTGCCCAACAGCGCGATGGACCAGTTCAATGCCGGCCCGCCCGCGGGTGAGGAGTACCCGGTCTGGGACGTTGTGGCCGACGACGGGGGCATCGACGGCGGCCACTGCGTGGTCATGTGCGGCTACAACGCCAAGGGCTTCCTGATCTGGACCTGGGACGCGGTGGTCCTGGTCACCTACGCCTGGTGGGCCAAGTACGGCGGCGAGGCCTGGGCGGTGCTCAGCCACGATTGGGTGAACGCCGCGACTGGCAAGGACCCCGAGGGCGTCGACACGGCTGCCCTCGGCGCCGAGTTCCAGGCGGTGACGGGGACCAACCCTTTCAAGCGCCGCCGCCCGTAGGCGGCCTGTGCGGCTGGATCAGGCGGCACTTCGGCTGATCCCAATCACCACCGTCCCGGGGAGGGGGTGCTCGCATGACTACCGAGGCGATCCTGGCGATCGTGGCTGTTATCGGCTTGCTGGTTGGTGCGGCCAACGTGTTCGGCACGTTCAGGGTCAGCCGCAACCAGAGCGCCGTGTCCGGGTACCGGGACGCCGCCGCGGGCTGGGAGGCCAAGGCACGGGCGCAGGAGGTCCAGATCGTCGACCTGCGCACCGTGCTGGCCACCGCTAACGCCAAGATCGACGCCCAGGAGCAGCGCATCAACATGCTGCAGGACATGGTGACCAGCAAGACGCTGATCGAGGCGCTGGCCCGGACCCTGGACGACAACCACTCAACCATGATGGGGAAGGTCACCGAGATCCTGGCGCTGTCCGGGGACATCCGGACTGACATCAGGACAATGGCACGGCAGACAGGCGGGCAGGCAAATGGACGATGACTTCCTCTCTCCGGTCCCGGTGGCGGCCCTGGACGACCAGTACCGGCGCAACGACCGGGACTACCGCCGCCTGTGGCTGCTGTCGGCCGTGGCAGTGGGTCTGGTTGTCATCGGCGTGGTGGCGTTCCTGGTGGTGACCCTCATTGGCCAGCAGAGCCAGATCAACACCCAGCAGCGCCAGCTGACGGCCAGCTGCGGTGTGTGGCAGACGGTCGGCTCACTCACTCCGACCGTCCCGGCGGTGACCCCGGCGGGCAGTCCGGCCATCCCCAGCCGGGAGGGCGTGGTGCTGATCGTGGAGTCCCGGCGGGCCTTCTTCGGCCAGCGGTGCGGGACGCTGCCGGCCCCGACCGCGGGCCTGCTGCACTGGGCGGCCTACTACCACCTCAGCCTCTGAGGGCCTGCCGCCGATAACAGAGGCAACTAGACGACTTCGGAGGCCGTGGAGCCTGCTATCAGGGAGAGGGCATGTCTACAACCCCCACCTTTGAGGGATTTTCACTGTCCCACGCGGCCATCCTCGACAACCCGACCTCGCTGGGCGGCGGTGGCACCGGCGCTGAGGCGGCGACCCTCTACGGCGTGCGGAACGGCACCCTGTCCACCGACTCGGGTAACTTCGAGAACACGGGCGACGACTTCGTGCTGTCGGAGTGGTTCTGGTTCAACTTCGCGAACCTGACCATTGAGTCCGGGTTCCTCACGTTCAACACGATCGCCACCATCACCGGCAACTCCATCAGCTCGTCGGGCAACAGCCCGAACGACTACTACGGACTGCCGCTGTGGACGTGGAACAGCCTCAACCAGGTCACCCGGCCGGTCGCCCTGCGCGTCCCGTCGCGTGACAGCACGGGCAACGTCCGCACCCTCGACTTCATCCTCTACCGGGTGCAGTTCCAGCCCTTCAACTTCACCGGGCCGAGCTACAAGAACGGTCTCACGGTGTCGCTGGCTGGCCGGGCACTGATGTCCCTGATCGACGAGCGCGGCAACGCCCTCCCGGCGTCCTACCCGCGGTCCCTCGGTCGCATGGTCAACAGCCCCGGCACGCTGACCGGAGCCTTCCTGGCGGAGCCGTTCGCCGGTATCTAACCCACATACAGCGCAAAGGCTGCCCCGGTACGCGTACCTGTCGTACCGGGGCAGTTTCCATTCCCGATATACCCGGGCACACCGTCACGGAGCCTGGGAGGCTAGATGGAAGACGACGCGGACCTTGTTGCTGCGCTGGACGACGAGGACGAAGAGTACGACGAGTCGCAGGACGAGTACGACCGCGACGAAGAGGACGAGCCCGAGGACGCCGGCAACGAGCTGGACCGGATCGACCCTCAGCACGGCGAGACGATGACCCTCAAGTGCGGCATCGAGGTCCACGTGCTGCCTATGCGCACCCGGCAGCTGTTCAAGCTGCTGCGGATCATCACCCACGGGGCTGGCCAGGCGCTGCAGAACGCTGGCCTGGACTTCGCCGAGGACCCCTCGGTGTTCATGTCCAAGCTGGTGGGCATCGTAGCGTTCTCCATCCCCGATGCGGAGCAGGAGACGGTGGACTTCCTGCAGTCCATGGTCGAGCCGTCTGGGCTGGTGGACAAGATGCCGCGGGACCTGAGCAAGCAGGAGCGGGAGAACAACGTCACGCTCTGGACTGAGCTGAACCAGGAACTGTGGAACCCCGACCCGCTCGACACCATCGACCTGGTGGAGAACATCGTCGCCCGGGAGGCCAAGGACATTCAGGCGCTGGGAAAAAGGGTGCGCCAGCTCGTCGAGCTGGCGAGCAAGACCGGGCAGCTCAGCGGCAAGCCCGCTCCCGCGTCCCCGGCGCCGAACTCCTCGGGGAGTTCAGCCGTGTCTTCGACGCGATCTCGCACGAGTACGGCTGGTCGGACGAGCAAATCCTCGACATCCCGCTCCGGCGGCTCCGCCAAATCAGCAGCGCGATCCTCGCGCGGCAGTGCGACGAAGAACGCAACCGCCGCTTCCTGATCGAGTGGCAGACGCAGGTCCTGGCCGCGTACATCGGTTCCACCGCGCAGGGGATCAAGCCGGTCAACGGCAAGAACCCGCTGGTGACCGGGGCGCGGAGCATCCGGATGCCCATGCCGTACGAGGACGACCCCGACGACGATTATGAAGACGAGGACGACGAGTGGGAAGACGACGAGGAGGACCAGGAATTGCCTGAGCCTATGAGCGAGGACGAGCAGGTCAACGGCTCGTTCCCGGCCCCTCGCACCAAGCCTCCCAAGCGCCGCAGGCGGATGCCCCCTATGCCAGAGGCGCCGGTCCCGCGCAAGCGCAAGAAGGGCGACGTCTGGCACCCGCCGTTCGAGGTGCGACCGGACGGGACGGTCGTCGGCGTCAAGGTCGGAGAGGGCCTGGACAAGATGCCGGTGCAGATCCTCGAGGACGGCACCCGGCAGGAGTTCGACGTCGAAAAGGGCACCATGGAGGGCGTGGCGGGCATCTTCAGGCCGCCTGGCTCGCGGTAAGGACGGGGGAGGTCAGCTGTGCCGGAGTGGGAGGTCATCTACCGCGCGGTAGCTGACTTCAGCGACCTCAACCGCAAGGCAGCCGAGTCCGTCGCCAACCTGGAGGCGATGAAGAAAGCAGCCGAGGCGCAGTCGTCGGCTGAGATGCAGAACAACCAGCGGATCGTGGCGTCCCGGCAGGCCGACCTCAAGGCGATGCGGGACCAGGCCAGCGCTATGGACATGCTGCAGCAGAAGGGGCAGCAGTACCAGCGCTGGGTCAACTGGGAGGGCAACCAGAGTGCGGACATGTACCTGGCCTACCTGCAGCGCCAGGAACAGTACCAGCGGCTGCTGAACATCCAGAAGCAGCGCGGGTTCTACTCGCCGTTGCAGGACTACGCGTTCCGCAACCAGGAAATCACTCAGATGACCCAGTACAACAGGGCCGCTCAGGGTGGGTACGCGACGCCGGACCAGTACCTGCAGTACCTGGCCGCGCACCGGACGGCCATGCAGCTGGAGAACGCCACCTGGCTGCAGCGGGTGGCTGTGCTCAAGCAGGCCACCGACGCCGCGGTGGCTCAGGCCAACGCGGTCGGCGGGACGCACCAGAGCGCCGCCCAGCTGATGGGCGGGGCAGACAAGCTGCAGCAGTCACTGCGGGCGCTGGACGCGCAGTCAGCCAACCCGCAGGTCAACCTGGACGACACGCAGTTCGGGGCTGACGTCACGGCCGACACTCAGGCTCTGCAGGCGCTGGACGCGTTTACCGCCCAGCCTGGGGTGGCCCTGGACGACGTGCAGTTCCGGGCTGACGTCGCCAAGGACATGGACCTGCTGGGGACGCTGGGCAAGATGGTCGCCCGGCCGCGGATAGCGATCGACAACGCGTCGGCGCTGACCGCCCTCGACCAGGTGATCGCGGCGATGCAGCGGGCTGCCGCGGCCCACTCGGTCATCAACCTCGGTGTAGCCGCCACTGCGCCGTTGACGCCGCAGGCGCCTATGACTGGCGGCGCCAACTCAGGAGCGAGCCCTAACAACAACGGCGGGTGGGCTGCCGCTGCAGCCGCCGCAGCGGCCGCCTCCGGCGCGGCGAGGGCACAGCAGGCGGCTCTGGCCAACGCCAACAACGGATCCGGCAGCATGGCGTCCTCCGCGGCTGCGGCAGCTGCGGCTTCGGGTGCCGCCCGGTCGGCCTCGCAGGCGACACTGGCCAACATCGCACTGGCAGCAGCGCAGCAGCGCGTCGGTCAGTCCGCATCCACGGCTGTCCCCCAGGTGGCGGCGCTGTCCAATGCCCAGCGTCAGTCCGCCCTGAATGCGATAATGGCTTCGGCTGCGCAGGGCCAGGCCGGCGCGGCGATGGATAACACGGGCAAGTCGGCCCAGCGGATGTACGGCTGGATGGGCCTGCTGACCAAGGAGTTCACCCTCTTCGGCGGGGCGTTCGGCGGGGCGGCGATCTTCGGCTCCATCGCGCTGTGGCACATAGCGCTCGACACGCTGATCGAGACACTGGCCATCCTGGTCCCGGCGCTGAGCACTGCGGCGTTCGGCATCACCGCGTTCGCGGTAGCCGCGGCAGCTACAGGGCAGCAGATCTACACGCAGTTCAAGGCGATCACCACCGTCTCGTCGGCACTGAACACCACCATCCCGCCGCTGACCGGCAACCTGCAGAACCTGACTAACGCGGTGCGGCCGCAGGTGTTCTCCCTGCTCGGAGCGGCGCTGTACCAGCTGAACCATCAGGGCGGGCTGGTGCAGGAGTGGGCGCTGCGCACGGGGTCGGCCTTCCAGGATTTCGCCGCCAAGGTGGACGTGTTCCTCAACAAGGGCGGCAACGGACTCAACACGTTCCTTAACCAGGGCGCGGCCGACCTGACGCAGCTGGCCAAGCTGTTCGCTGGATTCGGGGCGATCTTCGCCCGGTTCATCACCGCCACCGCTACCACGCAGGTGGCCGAGAAGCTGCTGTCGGCCCTGGTGTTCGTGGTCGACGGTCTGGCGAGCGCGCTGAACCGGATTCCTATCGGGGCGATCATCGCCGCCGTCGCCATCCACTCCATCGCCGTCTACGGCGGCCTGCTGACCACCACGCTGCAGAAGGTGGCGCTGGGGTTCGATGCGATGCTGGCCAGGTTCGGCCCCACCTCGCAGATGGCACTGAACCTGGCCCAGCACCTGGGAGCCACCAACGACCAGCTGGCGGCGATGTCCAAGGGCACGCCGTTCCTCAAGCAGATCGCATCCGACGCCGCGGCCGGGTCGTCCAACGCGTATCAGCTGGCCCAGGGGCTGGGCGTATCACACGACAACCTGGTCAAGCTGGTCTCTCAGGACTCCAAGATTCAGTCGGTCGCCAAGTCCCTCGGCATGGCCGACGAGGAGGTCGCCAGCATCGCGCTTGGCTTCGCCAAGTCCGGCACGTCGGTCGAGGACTTCGCGAGCAAGGCGGTGGGCGGCACGGGCAAGCTGGCGGCGTTCACCAGCGGCCTGTCCCAGGCTGATAAGGACGCGGTGAACCTGGCCGGTGCGATCGGCGGGTCGCAGGGCGCGCAGGCCGCGGTCGACCACATCGGCTCCTCCGCATCTACCGCTGCTTCCAAGACGGGCATCTTCACCAAGGCGTTCACCGGACTAGGCAGCTGGCTGAGTGGCAACTGGGTCCTGATCGCGGCGGCTGCCGCAGCCGGGCTGGCGTACATCGTGTACCAGGCCCAGCAGGCGTCTGCCAAGATCACGAACTTTGTCGGCAGCATGAACGCCGAGCTGGACAAGATCGGCGCAGGCGCGTCCCTGGTGGCCCTGCCGGCCCTGGTGGGCAGCATCCAGACGCAGCTGGACAAGATCCACAAGGGAGCCGAGGACCTCACTGGCTACTGGGGCCAGTCGTTCGAGAAGCTGTTCAAGGCGCAGCAGATCCCGAGCGGCAGCATCTTCTCGGCCACCTTCTGGAAGCAGACCGGCTCTCAGATAGCGTCCAACTTCAGCGGCTTGATGCACGTGTTCGGGATCGGGCTGTCCACCGCGGCCAACGACACTCAGGCGCTGTCGGACGAGCAGAAGCACCTGATCGGCTATTTCGACAACCTGACGAGTACGGTCTACCAGTCGGGCAAGGGCTACGAATCACTGTCCAAGCAGGGGTTCAGCCTGTCCCAGTCGATGTCGATCTTGACCTTGGCCGGGGTCAAGCAGGGCGACTCGCTGTCGCTGATGCGGCAGAAGGTCACCGACCTGCTGACCGGCTACCAGGCGATGTCGCAGCGTTCGGGCGAGATCGGCTCGGACATGAACGTCATCACGGTGGCGGCGTCCAACCAGCTGAAGTCGATGGGCCAGCTGAACACGGCGTGGGATGCCTTTACCAAGATCGTTTCCGCACCGGTCGACACGTTCCTGACCGTGGCCAGCGCATTCAACACCTTCGCCACCGATGCCCAGCTGGCGGGGGCGGGGGCCTCCGGGCTGGCTACCAACTTCAAGGCCCTGACCGGGGCTGTGTCGCCGAACGCGCTCAAGCTGCAAACCGACTTCCAGACCACGTACACCTCGATCACGCAGATGTTCGACGCCATGCGCAACAGCTCGGCTGTCAGCGGATCCGGCGACTTCACCAAGTTCGCCAAGGACGCGGTGGCTGCGCTGCTGCCGCTGGCCGGGTCGAACAAGGCGGCCGCGGCTGAGATCTCCACCCTGGCCCAGGAGGCGGGCGGACCGGCCACCACCAACCTGAAGGAACTGGGCAAGTGGGCGGGCAACGTCAAGGACCCCATGAAGGGGATGTACGACGCCACCCAGAACGCTGCCGTGGCGGCGTCCAACCTGAGTGCTGACGCCGCCCGGCTGTCCAGCACGCTGGCGAACGACCTGACCCCGCTGATGGCGACGTCTATCCTGCAGGCAGCCAAGGCCGGTCCGAGCATGCAGAATTTCGCCTCCGCGGTGTTCGGGGCGCACGGCAACATCGACAAGATGGTGCCATCTGGTACTGCACTGGCCTCGGTGCTGACCAAGGTCAGCGGTAACAGCGCCAACGCCAAGGCGCTGTTCATCGGCATGGCTGAGTCCATGGGCCTGTCCAAGAAGCAGGCCGACGACCTGTGGAGCCGGGTCAACGGCAAGCCGCTCAAGCCAGTAGCGGACACCATCGCCGCCACGCACGCGCTCAACGACCTGCGGGCGGAGGGCATCAAGGCGGTGAGCCCGCCCGCCAAGGCGCCAACTGGCTGGGCGAAGGTGTGGAGCGACATCTTCAACGGGTTCGCCAACGACGTCGACCACCCGATCACGCATTTCTTCACCAGCACCCTGCCTGGTGCGTACAACACGAGCAACAAGATCCTGGCGACCGGCTGGAATAAGGTCTACAACGGGTTCGCCAACGACGTGTCCGGCAAGATCGAGTCGTGGTTCGTCAACAGCCTGCCGCATGCGGTCTCCCTGGTCAGCGGCTCGATCACTCACGCCTGGCTGTCCGCGTGGAGCGGGTTCGACAATGACGTCGCCAAGCCCATCGCCAACTGGTTTGATGCCAGCCTGCCGCATGCGGTCTCCCTGGTCAGCGGCTCGATCACTCACGCCTGGCTGTCAGCATGGTCCGGGTTCGACAACGACGTAGCCAAGCCCATCGGCAACTGGTTCGCCAACTCGGTGCCGCACGCGCTCGCCCTCGTTGGCGGGGCGATATCTCACACCTGGCTGACCGGTTGGTCGGACTTCGAGAACGACGTTGCCAAGCCCATCGGCAACTGGCTCGCCAACAGTGTGCCGCATGCCCTTGCCGTCCTCGGGGGCGTGATCAGCCATACCTGGCTGGTGGCCTGGTCTGACTTCGAGAACGATGTCGTCAAGCCGATGGCCAACTGGTTCGCCAACTCGGTCCCGCACGCGCTGGCCGTCCTCGGCGGAGCTATCAGCCATGCCTGGCTGACTGCCTGGTCTGATTTCGTCAACGACGTGATCAAGCCGATGGCCAACTGGTTCGCCAACAGCGTGCCGCACGCTCTGGCTGTCCTCGGCGGGGTGATCAGTCACACCTGGCTGGTGGCCTGGTCCGACTTCGTTGTCTCCGTGGCCAAGCCGATGGCCAACTGGTTCGCCAACAGCGTGCCGCACGCGCTGTCCGTTCTCAGCGGAGTGATCAGCCACACCTGGCTGACCGCGTGGTCGGACTTTGACCGTGACGTCGTGGGTAACCTGAGGCACTTCTTCGGCACCACCATGCCCGGCTGGCTCACCATCATGGGCGGGGCGATCAAGGACGCCTTCAAGTCAGCGTTTGAGTGGTCGGTCGACAAGGCTGTCGCGATCATCAACACGCCCATCAACTTCATCAACAACGACGTCCTCAAGCACCTGCCCGGCGGCCTGCACATCCCGACCATCACCAAGCCGTTCGCGGCCGGTGGCGGCGCCTTTGACGGCAGCGTGCCCGGCCCGGCCAGCCACGACCACTACAACGCCCGGCTCATGGGCGGCGAGTTCGTCCTGCGCCAGCCCGCGCGGATGGCCGTGGAGCGCGACTACGGCCGCGGCTACATGGACTTCCTCAACCACTACGACTCACTGGGGCCGCGCAAGTCCGGCAGCCAGGGCACGCTGGAGTCTCAGGGAGCGCCCGGCGGCCGGATGGGCCACTACGCATCCGGCGGCATCAACCTGAGCGGGTACAGGAACCCCATCCCGGCGGGCGCGACTCCGGAGCGGATCGACCAGGGTGTCGACTTCGCGGGCAACGGGCCGATTGGTGCGATCGGCGCGGGCACGATCATCGAGACCAACGGCGGCGGGTGGCCTGGCGGTCCGTACATGTCCTACCGGCTCGACAGCGGAGCGCTGGCTGGGCTGGACGTGTACGTCGCCGAGAACATCCGACCGGTGGTCAAGCCCGGCCAGAGCGTCAAGGCCGGGCAGGCCATCGCCACCATGTTCAACGGCGGTACTGGCATCGAGATGGGCTTCGCCGCACCGGGCGGCGGGTCGCCTATGTCGCAGACGGCGGCGGCTGGGGCGATCTCCGGGGCCAACTTGCCGCCGGGCAGTGCTACGCAGGTCGGCCACATCTTTGACGAACTGCTGGTCGCGCTGGGCGCACCCAAGGCGCCGAACTACAACGTCGGCCCGGCCGGTAAGATCCCCGGTTCCATCCCGGGCGGTACTGCTGGTGCACTGGCTGGGCTGGCAGCATTCGCCAAGAGTGCGGGCGGTGGCCTCGGCGGGCTGCTGGGGGCTATCTTCTCTGACATCGAGGGGCTGACGTCGGCGGCTGGCAGCGCCCTGGCAGGCGGCCTGAAGGGCCTGATAGGCGACGTCAAGGGTGGCGCCAAGGAACTGCTCAAGCTGGCCCAGGCAGGCGCCCGGGCAGTGTTTGACGGGGTGTGGGACGGCACCGCGGGCAAGATGTTCGGCCTGGCAGGCAACGACACCATCCCGGGCGACATGGTGACCGGGACTGGCGGGCTGATCAAGCAGGGCATCGACTCGTTCATGGGAGCCCAGGACTCCTCAGCTCAGGCGCAGGCGGCTGCCTCTGGCGTTACGGGGGGAGCGGCCGGGGCGGTCGCCGCGGGAAGCGGGCTGCAGAACCTGATCACCGTGGCCAAGTTCCTCATGTCCCACGGGTACAGCGCGTTCGCCGCGGCCGGTGCAGCTGGTGACATGTACGGCGAGTCCGGCGGTAACCCTGAGTCGCGCAACTGCGTGCCGCTGACCTACCTGGTGGTGACCACCCGCGGCCTGCTGCGGCACGACGAGGTGAAGGTAGGCGACCAGACGCCGACGTACAACCCGGCCACCAAGCAGCCCGAGCTGGCTACGATTCTGGACGTGCCGTACCACGACAACGCCAAGATCTGCCGCATCGGCAACAAGGGCTGGTCGGTTATCTGCACCTGGGACCACAAGTGGATCACCGAGCACCGGGGCCTGGTCCGGGCAGACCGCATTGTGGTAGGGGAGAAGATCCTGCTCGGGGAGGGATGGGGCGAGCCGGTCGAGTTCTTCGAGGACCTGGGCCGGGAGGACACGTTCTGCCTCACCACCACGACTGGCACGTGGACCACCCACCGGGACGAAGAGGTGGCCGCGGGCGAGGGCATGAAGCCGGGCAGCTTCTGGACCGGCAACTCAGGCGGCGCTGGCCTGCTCGGCTGGACGCCGCCCAGCTCGGCTCGGCCGGACCCGAACATCCTCACCGGCAATGCGTCCAAGGACCTGCAGACGCAGATGACGGACATCCTGGGGTACAACCAGATCTGGGCGTCCTACATCCCGGCGCTGAACGCATCCAAAAACGTTACGCAGGCCGCCGAGATCTACTCCAAGGACTTCGAGCGTCCGCGATCGCTGTACAGCGACGTCAACACAGGGGTCTCGCAGCAGATCTACAACGCGATCGCTGGGAGCGCGGCCAACAAGTCGTTCCAGGTAGGCACCGCCAACAACGCAGCGCCGGGCGGGGTGTCCTCGATCCCCACGCACGCCGCGGGCGGGCTGATCGGCATGGCAGCTGGCGGCAAGACGGGCATGATGTCGTTCATGGCCACCGGCGGCGAGCCTATGGTCAGGGACGGCAGCACCGGTGCCGCGGTGCGGCTGCTGCAGTCCGACCTGGACAAGACTGGCGACAAGCTGTCGGTCGACGGCATCTTCGGCTCGCACACCCTGAGCGCGGTCGAGGCCTTCCAGAAGCTGCATCACCTGAAGGTAGACGGTATCGTCGGGCCGCTCACCTGGGCTGCGCTGATGAAGGTAGCCGGCACTGGCGGCACCGTGTCCAACACGCCGGGCGGCAGCAAGGCGCCGGTGCCTACGGCGCACAAGTCCCAGGTCCAGCTAGCAGGCTTCAGCGGCTACCCGCTGTCTAAGGCTAAGGCAGAGTTCCCGGCCGGGACGGTGACCAGCCAACTGATCGCCGCCCCGTGGATCTACGGCTACAGCGGCCACACCAACACGGCTTCGGTACCGGCCAGCGGCACCGGCATCTCCACGCCGGTCATCCCCTATCACAGCACGCAGTCCCCATCGTGGAACGCTACGGTGGACGCTGCCTGGGCTGCGCAGGCTCAGTTCGACCAGGACTACAACACGCTCTTGGGTGGCGGACGCGACAGCACCAAGCAGAAGCCGGCTGTGCAGGCCGGGTTCGACGTGCTGGCAGACATGGTGAAGAAGGAGGTCTCCGCGTGGAACGCGTTCGCGCTGCGGACCGACCTGCCGAACAAGCTCAACCGGACCAACCTCAACAACGTCCGCACGAACATGTCGGCTATCTGGGACACCATGCGCACCGACACCGCGGTGCGTACCCCGGTCGGCAAGATATCGGGCAGCCTCTACGGCAACCTTGAAACTGACATCGACGCGCCGACCGGCCTGAGCACTACGTTCGCTGCGATCGAGAACATGTGGCCGCAGCTGTGGGATAACGGCGCACTGTCGCCTGGCCACCAGACGCCAGGACCGGGCAGCACCGCGGGCAGCGTGTCACCGGGGTCGCTGCCGGTGCCCAACCTGGGCGGGCTGCTGGCTATCCCGGTGTCGCCGTACGACGTGGCTGGGCATGCGTCCGGTGGCTACATCGGCCTCAACGACCTGCTGGGCCAGGTGAGCATCGGGCCGCGTATGCCATCCGGCCGGTTCGGCGCCCAGGACCCGATAAATGCAGTGAGGGCGGCAACTGCCAACACCGAGCCCACGCGCGTACGCAGCGAGGCTGCGGCGGCCAGCAGCGGCCAGGGAGCCAACGTCACCTTCGGAGACATCAAGATCTACAACCCGCGGCCGGAGCTGAGCAGTCACTCCATCACGCGGAGCACGCAGAAGGCCGCGTGGCTGGCCGGAAGGGAGCTGGGGTGAGGCACGTCACCGGCTGGGGCTGGTACTGGCTGATCTGGTTCTTCGGCGGCTTCGGCATCGCCGAGGCCATCGGGCTGCTCTGGAATACCAAGTGGACCCTGAGCTGGCAGTTCTGGGGCCTGGAGCACATCGACGTCAAGCACCCCCTCGACTTCGCCGAGTGGTCACCTATCCACTGGGTGTTCGGCATCGTCCTACTCGCATTCACCGTGTGGCTGTTCGTCCACCTGGTGTTCGGCATCTGGCGCTGAAGGGAGGTACCCACATGTACTGGGGAATCGGCAGTCTTGTAGTCCTGATCCTTGTCATCCTGATCATCCTGGCTCTGCTGGGACACCTGTAATGGCTGAGTTCTTCCACTCGCCACGGTTCCACGTGATCATGGCGGCAGTGTGGGCAGCCCTGCTGGTGCCCACACTGCTGTGGTG